CAGACGACGATGAATTACAGGTCTATCCCTATAATATTAAAGATATTATAAAAGACTGTATAAAACATAAATACGAATTCGTTACAGGAGGATTTTTAGATAGGATAGGAGAAGACGGTACATTCCCCAAAGTTAACTTAGATAGTAATATTCAAGAACTATTCCCCTACGCAGGATTTTTTAGACATCCTATGTCTGGTGCCTGTCCAAATAAAGTAACCCTAATGAAAGGTACTGTCGATGTAACTTCCGGTCAGCATTATGTGGATTTTGGCGAAGGTAAAAACTCTTGGGGAAGATCACATCCTAAAAGATTTCCTATAGAAGAAGTATTTACTCAGGTACACCACTTTAAATGGGATTCTAGTGTTATAGAGAGAATAAAAGAAGTTTCAGAGACTAAAAAAGATTATACCTTCTGGAAAGAATATAAAACAATGCTTTCGAATATAAAGGATAATAAGATTGATATTAATAATCCTGAATATATGTTTGAAAAGATTAATAATTTTTCTTATCTTAGCTATAAGAACTGGAACATAATTAGAGAAAAAATCGTCTTAATATGAGTACTTCAAGTAAAAAAGAACTGCAAAAAGAAGTTCTTGAGGAAAGAAAAGTCAAATCGTTAGAAAAAATTGCTAATAGCTTAGACGCTTTAACTATTTGGTTCGAAGAAATCGATAAGGACTCTTGGGACGAAAGAATACAGTGGTATTTATCACTTTGGAAAGATAAATATATTGATGAAAAATAAGTTAGGAGTTATTGTTCCTTATAGAAATAGGTATAAACACCTACAAAAGTTTTTACCTCATATGCAAGACTATCTCAATAAAACTGGGATAGAGTATACTATTATCGTTGTAGAGCAAGATAATGCTTCTGCTTTTAACAGAGGAACTTTATGTAATATTGGATTCCTAGAGGCTAAAAAACAGAAATGTAATTACGTAGTATTTCACGATGTAGATATGTTACCGATTGAAGTAGACTATTCTTATAGTGAAAACCCTGTACACCTTGCTACCCATAATATTCCATTCCCTTCCTACTTTGGCGGCATAACATTATTTCCAGTAGAGACGTTTGAGAAGATAAATGGATTTTCTAATCTATATTGGGGATGGGGGTTTGAAGATGATGATTTAAGGTATAGATGTGTAAAAAATAACGTAAGATTTGCTTCTTATGATAAACCTCAAAGAAGTGAAATCGAGCTTGCAACATTCAATGGTGTAAGTTCTTATGCTAAAGTACCTAACTTAGTTAATTTTAGTAGAGATTTTACTATTAAGTTAGATATAAATTTAGGTAAGACTGTTTTTAATGTTAATAAACCATTTGACGTATTTCCTATTTTATCTATTAAAGGATATGATTTTAAACTCGCCTATACCTCCTTCAATAGATTTACTTTACAGTTCTTTGACAGTAGCGGAAAATATTATGATATAACATCTAATATTACCACAAAAATAGATAACACAATAGAAATAGAATATGTTAGATTAACCAGTAGAATTAAACTAACAGTTAATAATGTACTAACCGGTATAGTTGATTTAGAAAAAGCTCTATATAATCATAAAGACTCTCAATTTATTTATATTGGTTCCGATACTGAAAAAGAAAACTTCTTCAACGGAACACTTAACAGTTTACATATAGAACAGGGTGATGAACTTATTACAAGCTATGTACCTTTATCTTTAGATGATTACATATTTAAGGACCTTTCAAGATATAATAACGACGCCGAACTTAGAGATGTATATCTGGAATACTTTACTCCCCCGGAGAATTACTACTCATATATTCCGTATAGAAGGAAGAGTAAAATTAAAACTTTAAAGCATGTTGATAACGGATTTACAGACGGGCAATGGAAACACCAAACCACTAGGTGGAACCAGTTAAGATATAATAATGAAGTTCAAACAGGAGGTCATAATAATATAGAAGACGGACTATCTACATGTAAATTTACATTACACGGTAAGGTAAGAGAAAATAATATTACACATATGAATATCGGCATATGAAGTTAGGGGTATGTGTACCATATAGAAATAGAGAATTACACTTAAATGAGTTTGTACCTAAAGTAGGAAAGTACTTAAAGAGTCAAGGTATTGATTTTCAAATGTATTTTGCCCATCAAGTAGATGATAAACTCTTTAATAGAGGTGCAACCAAAAACATTGCAGCCAAACATGCCTTTGAAGACGGATGCGATTATATTGTCTGGCATGATATTGATATGATACCGGAAGAAGGTGGAGGATGTGATTACTCTTTTCCCACTGAAGGTCCAAGACATATTGCTACTAAAATTTCTCAAATGGACTACCAGTTGAAATACCATGAGTACTTTGGCGGTGCTGTCCTGTTTTCTAAGGAGCATGTTGAAGCAACGAATGGTTATTCTAATGACTATTGGGACTGGGGAATGGAAGATGATGATTTATTTTGGAGATGTTATAAAGAAGGATTGACAGAAAATACATACCTTAAAGAAAATTTAGATCAAAAATACTACTCTTTCGATGGAAGTAAAGGAGAAATCGAAATACCATTTCAATCAGAACATAAACACCTATTTAATAGTTCTCACACTGTATCAGTATTAGTCAGAGCGTTTCAACAAGTAGATAAAAATAATGTATACCTTATAGGTGATGATAATGCTAAATACGTAGAGTACCCAATTTTTAGAGTACCTGGATATGATTACGGTTTGTCGTTTAATAATTCTAGAGCAATATCTTTACAGTTTTGGAATACTTTTCATCAGCATAATTACATGTGGTTAAAAAGATACGATAACCAATGGAGTTGGATTACTGCAGTTATAGATACAGATAGCAATCTAGCACATTTTTACTTAAATGGATCAGAGGTTGATACAAGAGCTGGGCATGGGAGTCCTTCTCCATTAAATTTCAATGGAAGATTAAAACCTTATGGAAAAAGTTCTATTTATTTAGGTACGACTACATCATTAGATGATTTGGCAAGCAATAAGTTCTTTAAAGGTGATATAGCCAAGGTTTTCACATGGAATAGACCTCTATCTTCCGCAGAAGTTGGTAATCTACATACAGATATTCCCCAAGAAGGTTTAATAGTGGACCTTGACTTTAATTCCCCAAGAACACAATTTAATGCATTCGATGCAGAGCTTAAAAGCGAAACATTTGATATACCTAATTCTATTCTTCCTTTTAGAAGAGACGGTAGAATGAAGTGTTTACCTCACAAAGATGAAGGAATTATTGACGGTAAATTTGTCAAAGGTGAAACAACAGCGAGAAATGAAAGAAGATATATTCTTCAGATGCAGCAAGATAAAATAAATTATAAACAGGACGGTATAAGGCAAGTTAAGTATAGACTTGTATGTGAAGAGAATCTCACACCGTGGGCTAAAATGCTAAATATAGAGTTATGAACGGAGAAATGCAATCGGTAGGTAAGTTCAAAAAAGAACTTGATAAGGTTGGACACGGATTTTGTTTAGCTAAATGGACACAAGTTACCATACACCTTCAGATGGGTCAGACACATTCCTGCCATCACCCAAGTACTCATAAAATCCCAATCTCTGAATTAAAGAGAAATCCATCAGCACTTCATAATACTAAGTTTAAAAAACTTAGAAGAAAGGAAATGCTTGAAGGGGAGAGACCGAAAGAGTGTGACTACTGTTGGAGAGTAGAGGATAATTCTAATGAATTTTCTGATAGAGTATGGAAGTCCCACGAACCTTGGTCTAAACCGTACCTACAGGAAATTAAAGATCTAGGATGGAGAGGAGATTATAATCCAAAATACGTAGAGGTTGCATTTTCAAATGCTTGTAATTTTAAATGTTCTTATTGCGGTCCGTCATTTTCTTCTTCATGGGTTCAAGAACTTAAAAAACACGGAGCATACCCAACCAGTGATAGATTTAATAATCTTGAATGGCTTGAACAGCAAGGGATGATGCCTTATCATGCCAACGACCATAACCCATATGTAGAAGCATTCTGGAAATGGTGGCCAGATTTATATAAAGACCTACATACTTTTAGAATGACCGGAGGAGAGCCTTTAATGCATAAAGATGTATGGAAAATCTTAGACTATATTATTGAGAACCCAGAACCCAATAGGAAATTGAGATTAGGTATAAACTCTAATTTAGGAGTACCTGATGAACTGATAGATAAGCTTGTAGAAAAATTAATGTATATAGAGCAAAATAACCTAGTTAAGGAAGTAGTTATATATACATCCGCCGATACAGCAGGAAATCATGCAGAATATATCAGAAATGGTTTAGATTACGAAAAGTTTAAAGGTAATATAATTAAGATATTTGAAAATTGTAAAAGGGTTTCAATTATAGTTATGAGCACATTTAATGCTCTTTCTATTCCGAGATATAAAGAATTGTTAGATTTCGTATACGACTGTAAAAAGAAATATAATAGCGAGTATAGATACTGGAATCCCGGCATTATGATTGATTCTTCTTATTTAAGATACCCAATGCATCAGGCTGTAAATATTTTACCCGAAGAGTTTATAGACCAAGTCAAAGAACTTGCTGATTATGCCGACGGTCTTCGAATAGTAGATAAAGATCCAGCTGCAGAATGGAGAGCCCATCATATGGGATTTACTGATATAGAAATTTCTAAGATACGTAGAATAGCAGACTGGATGAGCAGTGATCACGATCCGGAGCAAATCAGAGAATCAAGAAAAAACTTTTATAGATTCATGAATGCTCATGATGAAAGACGCGGTACTGATTTTAAAGCAACTTTTCCTGATTTAGCAGACTTCTACGAGATGTGTAAGGAAATGTGCGAATGAAAGTAGTATACAGCTTTTTAAATGTAGATTATCCAGAGTTTGTTCCTGCAGATGAGCTGAGAATTGCTATAGTATCTGCTCTAAATAGTAATAAGTTTTACGGCAATTCTACTTTTGTCTCTAATAGTAAAGTAATAGATAAGCTTAAAAAACTTAACCTTCCATTTACAGACTATGAAGCTTTAGATATCGATGTAAAAAAAGGGAGTCTACCATACGTTTATAAGATGTATGCATATACTAAACAGACCACAGACTTTATTAATTTAGATTTAGATTTAATTTTAAATCAACCGCTACCCCAAGTGAATACTGGGGATATAAAGTTTGTTCATAGAGACCATAAAATAGATTGGGAAATGACCCAAATAAGCGGGTTATATAGATCGTACTTTAAACCGGCTTTATTCATAAATGAAAAGTACGGATTAGATCTTTTACGTAATTTAAGACTCTTTAGCATACCAAACATGGGAGCTATAGTATGTAAAGATCCCGACTTATTTAGAGAGGCTACTAATAAAGCTTTAGCAGTGTATTTTAGAGATGAACAATTCTTTAATTCAGAATTACTTCATGGATGTTTTATAGAACAAGGATTAATACATAAATATTTATTTGAACTATCAGATACATATAAATCACAAGTAGATCAAGATACCACTTTTCTTTTTGATAGATCTATTTCCATAGTCATAGATGAGTCTCTTTCAAAATATACAGTGAATGATTTATATAATAATTTTGCTCATCCTTTTACGTCGATAGAACAAGCCACTTCATCGTACGATTATAAAAAACTACCTGCAGTTCATTTCTTAGGTTCAACAAAGTATTCTGAAGTAACTCAATTTTTCATGATCCGTGAAATTATAGATAATCTTGGCATACAGGTATTAGAGGATATACAGAGTATGTTCGGTACCGGTATTTATGATTGCTATACTAAGTATAAAAAACTGTACCTATAATATGCACACTCAGCCTATATACGTATTCCGGGAGGAATGGGATAGTAATACAGGATTTTATAGGCCTTCTGGTGAAAGTCCAAATTGGAATTTAAGAGATGAGAAAAACAGATACTATTATACATTTGGAGAGTACCTATTTGAAAGAGTAGAAGAATTTGAAGAAATGCTTTATAAACCTCTCCCAGGTGTAGAGTATGTAACTATAGATCAGATTGCTTCTTTAGAGAAGTACCTTTATGTGGTGAGGCTTTACGAGCCGATGTACTTTTTCTTACAAGACAAGCTCGGACTTGACTTCCTCTACTCACAGGTAAAACAAGATATTAAAACAGGAAAATGCAAATTAGTATTCCTACAACCATTTGAAGGATATACCGGAGTTCAAGAAATGGTCACAAGAAATGACTTTAAGATAATTCAGAGATGGACTGATGAAGAGAACATACCACCTTCAAACGTTTTCTATATAAATGCAAATTTAAAGAGCCATATAACTGCATTAAATTTTGATTGTAGAGTAAACGTAATTCCTGTTAGTATGGGAGAGACTTGGGTGAACGTTTTTAATCTACCTGACGAAATACCGCAATTCATCCCTACTGATGAAAAGTACCTATTCACTTATTATAGTCGTAGACCTCGTACTCATAGAATTTTTGTAGCAGCAGATCTAATAAGAAATGAACTATTTCATTTGGGTAAGATTAGCTTTAATCCATTAGAACAATATAAACATCATGAATTAGTAGAGTTAGACCCAACCATTATACCTTATGTTGATAAACTCTATAACATGTCTCCTATTTTTATAGATAGAGATAATTCCGGTGATGACATTACCCTCTATGTTCCTATGGAAGACTACTCTTCTACCTTTATACACTTAATAGGAGAGACATTATACTCAAAAGATACGTTATTTACCTCAGAAAAAACATGGAAGCCTATAAGTATAGGTGTACCGTTTATTACCATTAGTAGTCCGGGGTCACTTGAGTGGTTAAAAACCCAAGGATTTAAAACCTTTGACAGGTGGTTTGATGAATCTTATGACTTAGAGCTCGATCCCTACATTAGATTTTCTAAAATTACACAGTTAATTAAAGACTTTAGCAAGAAGCCGATCAAGGAACTAAAAGACATTAGAAACGAAATGAGAGAGGTATGTGAATTCAATAAGAGTGTGATGAAAGAACGTACTAAAAAACTATTCTACTACGATAACGGAGAATTCAGTCAAAATAAAGTTATTATAGAGAAGTTAACTGAAATCTACAAGAACTAAATTCATTTTTAAGAATAAGACGGTAGAGTATTTTCTATCTATTTATATATGTAGGAATAATACTATCTACTTAAAAAAGTTTTCGATTTTCGAACTATATTTATAATAGAAATAAAATAAACACTACCTAACATGGCAGAAACTATTATCTCCCCAGGTGTATTTGCACGAGAAAATGATATTTCATTTATTCAACCGGCACCCCCAGCCGTAGGAGCAGCAATTATCGGGCCTACAGTAAAAGGACCTGTAGAGATCCCAACTCTAGTTACTTCATATAATGATTTTAGCAGAAAATTTGGCGTAACGTTTGAAAGCGGATCTACTAAGCAAGAATTCCTAACATCTATGGCTGTTAAGAGCTATTTTGATCAAGGAGGAGAAAGCGTTCTTGTAGCAAGAGTTGTATCAGGATCAGCAGGATGGACTTCTGCTACTTCTACTCATGTATCTGCTTCAGCTAAAGACAGCTCTCAACCTTTTGTTATTAAATCAATCGGTAAAGGAGTAATTTATAACAACTCTGGTAGCTTAAACTCAGACGGATCATTAGTTTCAGGTTCAAGCGATAACCTAAGATGGGAAGTTTCTAACGTAGATAATTCAAAAGGTACTTTTACTCTGCAGGTACGTAGAGGAGATGATAGTACTAATAATAAAATCGTATTAGAGACATTCAACGACCTTTCGTTAGACCCTAACAGTTCAAACTATATTGCTTCTGTTATTGGTGACCAAGTATCTTCTCTTGCAGCAGATGCTTCACAAGTTAACACTACAGGAGATTATGTTAATAAGTCTAACTACATTTATGTATCTGCTGTAAATTTACAGACATTAAATTATGTAGGTAACGATGGTGTAACCGTTGGAACAGATGCAGACGGAGTATCATACTCAGGCTCTCTTCCAATTACTAGCTCTGGTTCGTTTAGCGGTGCTACCGGTACTATTGCAGTAGCTAGTGCAAACTTTACTAAAGATATTAACGACACTAACACACAAGGCCTAACAGGTACTGATTATGCCGACGTTATTACTCTTTTAGGCAATAAAGACGACTATCAGTTCAACATTATTTCAGCACCAGGTCTTGCATACGAATTTGCTTCTCATGCAACTCAACTAGACAGTATTGTTTCTATCGTTGAATCAAGAGGAGATGCTATTGCAGTATTAGATCTAGTAGGATACGGAGATACAGTAGCAAATACAGTATCTAAAGCAGCCTCATTGAATTCATCTTATGCAGCTTCTTACTGGCCATGGCTACAAATGCTATCAGCTACTGGTAAGAACGTATGGGTACCTGCTTCAACAGTGATCCCAGGAGTCTATGCATTCACAGATGGAGCTTCAGCACCATGGTTTGCACCTGCAGGACTTGTAAGAGGAGGACTAACCGGAGTTATTCAAGCAGAGAAAAAACTTTCTAGAACAGATAGAGATACTCTTTACAGCGGAAAAGTTAACCCAATCGCTACTTTCCCTGGAACAGGTATAGCAGTATTTGGTCAGAAAACTTTACAAACTAAAGCTTCTGCACTTGATAGAGTAAACGTAAGACGTCTACTTATCGAACTTAAGAAATTCTTAAGTGATCAGGCAAGAAACTTAGTATTTGAACAAAACACAATTGCAACTCGTAACAGATTCTTAGCAGCTGTAAATCCTTACTTAGATTCAGTAGTACAGCAGCAAGGTTTATTTGCTTACCGAGTAGTAATGGACGATACAAACAACACTGCAGACGTTGTTGACAGAAATCAACTAGTAGGTCAGATCTTTATCCAGCCAGCTAAAACTGCAGAGTTTATTGTGTTAGACTTCGTTGTAGAACCAACAGGAGCTACTTTCGACGCATAATTTTAAAATAGAATATTTATAATAAAGCAACTAATATAGCATGGCAACTTTAGATCCTAACGAAATAATGTTTAGAGCTTTCGAACCTAAAGTACAGAACAGATTTGTAATGTACGTTGATGGTATTCCATCATTCATGGTAAGAAACGTAACAGCTCCAAACTTCACCGATGAGTCTATCAAATTAGACCACATCAACTCTTATAGAAAAGTACGTGGAAAGAGAGAATGGGGAGATATGGACATGACATTATATGATCCAATCACACCATCAGGAGCACAAGCGGTAATGGAATGGGCACGTCTTTCATACGAATCTGTAACCGGTAGAGCTGGATATTCAGATCAGTATAAAAAGGATTTAACCCTAAACGTATTAGGACCTGTAGGAGATATCGTATCGGAATGGATTATTAAAGGAGCATTTATTACAGATATGTCTCAAGGTTCTTTTGACTGGTCAAGCTCAGAAGCAGTAGAGCTTACAATCACAGTTGCAATGGATTATGCTGTATTAAATTTTTAAACACCCATTTTTACTTATATCAGAACCCGGATTATTCCGGGTTTTGTTGTTTTATAAAGTTATTTACCTTATATTTATATCTAGAACTGGTTTTAACAAATAAAATTTATGGCCGAATTTAAATTACCTACCGAAACGGTAGAACTACCCTCGAAAGGATTATTATATCCTGAAAATTCACCTCTAGCATCAGGTACTATTGAAATGAAGTATATGACAGCAAGAGAAGAAGATATACTTACCAATCAAAATTACCTAGCTAACGGTACAGCTATCGATAAACTTCTTCAGTCTTTAATAGTTACACCGGGTGTAGATTTTAATGATTTATTAATAGGAGACAAAAACGCTATTATGATTGCTGCCCGTATTTTAGCATACGGAAAAGACTATGAGTTTTTATACAGAGGAGAGAAAGTAACTACAGATTTAACTAAACTTAATAATAAACATCTCAACGAAGAGTTAGTAGAAAATAAAACAAACGAATTTAAATTTTCACTACCTTCTTCTGGCAATTTAGTGACATTTAAACTATTAACTCATAAAGATGAAAGAGCAATTGAAGAGGAGCTTAGAGGGCTTAAGAAAATAGATGCTGAAGCTAATCCTGAAGGTTCTACTAGATTAAAGCATATTATTACTTCTGTTAATGGTTCTAGAGAACAAAAAGATATTAGACAATTTGTCGATACATACCTCTTAGCTAGAGATGCTAGAGAACTTAGAAAACACTATAACCGTATATCCCCCGACGTGGATTTGGTAAGTTCAGTTACTACCTCAAATGGCGTAGAGGAGGGCGTTACTATACCTATTACTGTCGGGTTTTTTTGGCCTGACGCGTGAGTCTAGATCAAACATATTTAAGCAAATACATGAAATAGTATTTCACGGAAATGGAGGATATACTTGGCATGATGTGTATAATATGCCTATCTGGTTAAGAAAATTTACTTTTAATCAAATTCAAGAATTTTATACCAAAGAGATGGAGAAGAGCAAAAGTAAAAATAAAGACTCAGAATTCAAAACCCTACAACCCGATATCAAACCTTCATATAGTACTAAGGCCTCTAAAAAATAGAGGTCTTCCTATTTATATTATATAATTTAATATGGCTGAAGGTACAGATCCTAACTTTATTGAAGAAGAAAGACTCAGAAATGAGCTAGGTAAGAGCCTGTTGGAAATTCTCAAGCAGCAATCAAAAGCTAGAGGAGATTTTAACCAAGAGACTAAACAGTCTACAGACCTAGCTAAGGAACTCAGTAGGTATACTAGAGATGATATAGTTAACGCTCGTAAGCGAGAAAAATTTCAAAGATCCTATAATAAGGCCATTAAAGAACAACAGGTTCTTGAGGGGAAAATACGGGACTTACTTGAAAGTGTCGGAGGGATTCAAAGTAACCTCAACGAACAGCAAGCTGAAAGACTTAAAGATCTTCAAGAAGCTTTAGAAGTAAGTAGGGAAACTACACAAGAGGCTAAAATTCTTACTAGAGAATATAAACTCCTTGATAGAATTGCCGGAACATTTGATTTGTTCGGCAAAGCGGTGGATGATATACCGATTATTAGAGAAATTTTTAGAGAGTTTACAAATGCCTCTACGAAAGCTGCCGAAGTACAGAGAGATACAGGAGACGCAGTTCAAGCTTTTGCTGCCGGTTCAAAAGAATTTACTAAAGGAGCTGCAAAAGCCGGTATTACCGGAATACTACTGCAACTTATAAGTGGTACTAAAATATTAGAGGACTTTGGCAATAACCTGGTAAATATTCTTCAAATTCCTCAATCAGACGCCGGGGACCTAAAAAGAGCGTTTGGTGACTTAAGTAATACTCTAGGTGCTTTTGACGTAGATGACGTTACTAGAGGAATACAGTCTATGAGCCAACAATTAGGCTCTGCTACCGTACAGTCAAGCGATTTTATTAAAACCTTCCTAACCCTAACTGATAG